GTGTACATCTACAAAAAGAAAAAATATTATTTTTTAGTAATGAACAACCACCAACAAAATTAGCTTTGCTTGTTTTATCTGCAATTATAATGAAAGAACCATTGCATTTTGATTGTCCAAATTGTGATTAATTACTGAATAAACCAAACCTTTTCTTTTTATTCATTTCATCTTCCAGTTCAAGTATTCTGACTAACGCATGAGTTAATACATAATCGTGATTTACATTTTGTCTAAGCAATTTAATTGTGTAATTTTTTAAAACTTCTATATCAGTACAAGCAATAATATCTCTTATTTTTAATTCCGTAGCTAATTTTTTTTCTACTGGTATTGGTTCTATTAATACTGATAAGAAATTTTTATCCATAACTAATTAGGAAAAAGTTGTTTTTCTAAAATGTCTACTGCACGATCATCAAGTGTGTTTGTTGTTTGTTTGCAAATTGCTCTTAATAAATCAACAACAAGTCGTTTTACAGTTGTTGTTGTCAAAAATGTCATTAAGATTGGTTTGAGAATTTTAATCATAATTTATTGTGTTACTTTCCAAACATAACAGTTTTTGTTACATTTGGCATATGCTGTCTAAAATAAGCAGTGGTCAGCAGCTTACTCCTCACACACTAGGCAGCTTTTTTTATGGAAGAACAAACAGAAAAAGAAGGCATTGAATGGGGAGAAATCTTTGGTCATGCTGTGCGATTTATGATTCTTTGCTGGTCGCTTGCAATGATGACTCTTGGATACATGGACAAGATTCGCAATGATGGTGCTTTTTTAGCTGGCTTAACCAGTGGAGTTTTAGGTTCTTATGGTATAAGTGTAAACAAAAAGAAACCGCAAAACGCTGCTAAGATAGTTGATAACAAGGACACAAATGTAGGAATCAAATGAAAAAATTATTTGCTTTGTTATTATTTTTTCCATCAGCTGCATTTGCAGATATAAAACAGGAATTTGTTACATCAGCACAAATTACTGTTGATATGCCCTATGTGGTTACAAATAAAGTTGGAACTACATATTCATTAAGTGGTAATAATATTACACCTTCTGTAACAGTAGGAGATACAACAACATCTGGAAAAATTGGTGGGATAAATGTTGGCAGTTTATCTAATGGGGTGCCAGCAATGATTCAAACTGACACATCAATAACAACTGCTGGTTCTTCTTTCTCAAAAACAGAATCGGTAATTATGGGTGATGCCACACCTTCTGCTGTTACACCTAGTTCGGGCATTGCATCATTACCAGTTTTAGGTGGACAGACAACAATAGGAAGCGGAGGCACAGCTGGCTCGCTTGCGCTCACTTCTTTATCTAGCGGAGTCCACACTTGCACGGCTGGCGGTAGCGGCACAAGTTGTATAGGGTCTACAAAAGTAACTATTACAATTGACTAGACTTTGGTTACTAATTATAATTGTATTACCTACTAAACTGCTGGCTACACCTGTAGTTCCACAGTTTCGTTCTGGTAGTCAGACAACTTCCTCAACTAGCCAAAGTGTTATTAACGAAACTATTACAAGTTATCAATACAGAACTGGCTATAGTTATGCGGCTTCTGGACACAATATTGAATCAGCAACAGATAGCATTAATCCAACCCCGACACAAGCAACAACACAAACTGTTGGAGGTGTAACTTTTAATTGGACAAGTCCAAACCTAGAATCAATACCTCGTTGGCAGATAGCAACAGACGGAGCAGCTTTTTCAATTCAAGAAACATTAATAACCCCCGGACTAGATACAGTTACAAACATTACAAGAACCATAACTACTTCTACAACTTCAGAAACTACAAGTACATTTGGACAATAATTTTATTATTATTGCCTGTTAAAACATTTGCCAATACAACTGTTAGCAGTCCACAAAGTCAATCTACTGGTGTTGTAAATAACAATGCCACAATGATAACCCCATCAAGCTTGCCTCAAAATAGATATTCACAAGGAATTGTTTGTACTTCTCCTAGCCTAACTATTACTCCATATTTAACTGATGCTTGGTCCTTTAACAGGCCAATCGAAACTGTAACCAGACAAGCAATTTATGATGAAGATACTGGTGAAATAAAATATTATCAAGAAACACCACGCTTTGAAAAAGATAATTACAATTTAAATTATGGAATTAGTTTGCAGTTTAATATTCCACTTGGAAATGGTGGTCAATTATGCAAAGAAGCAGCAAAAGTAAATATAGAAGCACAAAAACTTCTTATAAAAAAAACACAATATGAAATCAGTTTATTTAGGTTAGAACAATGTGCAAAGCAAGCAAAACTTGGTGTAAGTTTTGTTGCTGGCAGTCCAAGTGCTGTTACTTGCCAAGACATTGTTATTACAACTCCTCCAAATCAGGTATTACCACATAAACATTTAATAAAGCAGTAGACAAGCACGGTTAGACTTGTCTACCTAGACGCCCTATCCATTGCCTTGTCGAATAGGGTTCTTTTATTTTACTTGTCTTTTTTCTTCTTTGTAAATTTATTTATTATTTGTTTTACTAATGGTTTCACAA